TTCATTATTAAACTTCTGTTAACACAAATTTAACCTTTTATTAACATACGAGAGGAATCCGAGTGATCGTTATATTCATATATAATATATGGAGAAACAAATCGACATATCACCAGTTATTTATGTAGCCCTTATGGTAATCGTATTTCTACTGTCTTTATAATCTATTCATATATTATATAATCGCGATATGAGCCTGCCTGCGGGACATTCGGATAGTGATGTCCACGAAAGTCCTCCTCGATCGCAACAACGACCTGATGAAACAGATAGATGTTAGGTTCATATAATTATTAAACAATTTTATTATGGAAAAACGATTATACGAAATGCTTAAAACTCAAGCTGAAGCAGAAAAGGCAAAAGCACTTTTATCACTTGACTTATTAGGAAAGTTTCCTGCAGGTATTGGCGATCATTCCACCGGAGATTATTACAAAAACGCAAACGAAGCCTTAATGATGCTAGTAGATGCAAATGATAAGTTAGAAACTTTATCAGAACTAGATATATTCCAAACAAAACTATGAGAAGAGACGAACAAGCAATGTATGCTTTAATGATACCGTGGTTATTTATATTTGGAATGTGTGGTGTAATGATTATAGCAGTAATACTAGATTTTATATTTGATTTAGGTTTATCATAATGGACGAATCAGAACTATTATTATCTTTGATGTGCTCAGCATTTTTCTTTGTGCTAGGCTGGTTGATTGGCATAGAACGAAAGACTAAAATGGAAAGAGATCTTGAACTATGGAAAGCGTATTCTAAAGAATTAGAAAAGAAAACAAATAAATAAACTATGTGGAAACCACCATCATTAGAATTTCGTAGATTGGCTGTACTATACAGAGATGCTGATCAAATGACAGGAAGCTCTGAGAGAATGTCAGACTTTGAAGAACTTGCAACAGCAGATGGCCTGGCTCCTGAGGAATTTCCAATAGTAGGTTATGATGATATATCTTTTGACGAACTTGAATATGGTGAAATAACACAAAGCGGCGTTGAATTCTTGATTAACCATCCAGATCTAAAAGAGTATTTTCATAAACCTTCTGGTAACTTCTATGATATTGGATCAGGTTGTGGACTTCTTTGTTGGGATGTTGCAATAAGAACTAAACTACATTCGATAGGAATTGAAATAGATCCTAAACGTTTTAAGTCTTCGTGTTCTATTCATACACGATTATCTGAAATTGATAATATACAATTTAAGAATATGAGTTTTACCGAAGTTGATTTCTCTAATGCTACTATCGTTTTTGCATGTCAAACATGTTTTTATCATAGAACAAATGACATAATAAAGATGTTACCAAAGGGTTGCTTATTTATATTTGTTGAAGATGGAACTTTCGAAGGTATTGCTGAACGTATCAGTGACAAATATCTAAAACCCGGTTTAAGCAAATACTATGATCCGAGTCATTTGCCTATATCCAAACCATATAAGACTATATCTTGTCCAAAAACTACGTATGATTATGGTGTTACGAAGCTACATTATATGATAATTTAATTTGCCTGACAAATACGAGATAAATAATTAAATAACTTAATTAAATCTCGAACTATGTTAAAAAACTTAATGGTCTCTTTGGCCCTACTTTTATCGTTAAATGCATCCTCACAATCTTCTTGGATAAACATTCAATACTTATCTGATAATTATCCATCAGAAATTAGCTGGGAATTATTAGATTCAACCAATACTGCTGTAATAGAAAGCGATTCTAATTATATACTGAATTCACTTTTAGATACCACAATAACTTTAGATCCTGGCACTTATGTCCTTAATGTTAACGACATTTTTGGAGATGGTTTAGGTGCTAGTCTATTTGGTGGAACTGATGGTTGGTTCTTAATTCAAAATGACTGTCAAGATACTCTAGCATTTGTTGCTGGAGATTTCGGAACATTATATACAGAAACATTAATCATTGCACCATGTGCTCCACCGACAGGAGGTTGTTTAGATTCACTTGCAACTAATTATAATGGATATGCTGCTTATGATGATGGATCTTGTATTTATGCACCATGTATAGGACTTGATACTTTTTATGTAGAAACTTATTGTACACTTAATGGACCAGTCGTTAATTATACGTGGGATCCTGGTTCAAATCAAAGTTGTAATGTTGTTGCATATACAAAAGCAAAAGACAATCCTGATGATCTAGGAATCGATTGGTATCCTTACCCTGCAAATTGGTCAAACCCTGGTATTACATTTTCTAATGCTGATCCATACACTACATATTATTTTATAGCAGAATTAGGTGATGGTTCTTATACAGATACATTAGAAATCTTTACTGATAACTGTATTCTTGGTTGTATGGATTCTCTTGCATTAAATTGGAATCCATGGGCTAATACTCCTGATGGTACTTGTACTTACCCTGCAGCTAATTGTGCAAATGGACAAACTAATGTTTTAGTTATACTTACACCAGACACTTATGTAGGAGAAACTTCATGGGAGATTACCGATACATCAGGTACAATTTTACAATCATCTCCTATGTATACTCAAACTGGAGTTCCGGTAGTTACAGAAACTTGTATTGCAGATGGTACTGAAATTATTTTTACATTATATGATAACTTTGGAGATGGACTGTGTGGATCTTGTTATGGTGGTGTTGACGGTAGTGTTGTAGTAGAAACATTATGTGGAGATACTTTATTATCAATACAACCTGGTAATGCTAATTTCGGAACAGACACGACAATTACTCATATAATTTCTCCATGTATTACGAATGTTATTTCTGGATGTATGGATGAGAATTATTTAGAATTCGATCCTTTAGCTACTATTGATGATAGTTCATGTACTACTCTTATTGTATTAGGATGCACAGAAATTAACTCGATAAATTACGATCCATCATCTAATACTATGGCAAACGTTCTTAACTGTGATTACGAATTTATATTAACTGATGGTGCTGGCGATGGATGGTTCGGATCTTGGATTGGAGTTGTTCAAAACGGTAGTTCATATGGTCCTTTTACTATGGATCCTATAGATGCCTTTGAAAAAACAATTACACTTTCATTAAGTTCTGAATATCCAGTAGAAGTTTTATTCTTTACTCAAGGTAATTCAGCATCAACTGCCGAACAATGTGGATTCAAATTCATTAGCCCAGGTGGAGATACGTTAATTGAAGGTGGAACAAATCCATGGACAGATCCTTTATTTCAATTTCCATACAGATATTCAGGAACTCCTGATTGTGGAAACTTTTGTATTCCTATTGTTTTAGGATGCATGGATTCAACATCTCTTAATTATAACCCGTTAGCAAATACTGATGATTTATCATGTATGCCTATTATACTAGGTTGTACAAATCCTCTAGCATTTAATTACGATTCATTGGCTACTCTCGATGATCTATCATGTATTGCATTAGTTAATGGTTGCATGGATTCAACTGCATATAACTATAATTCATCAGCGAATACTAGCGATGGAAGTTGCATATATTTAGGATGTACAGATATTATAGCTTGTAATTACGATGCTATTGCAAATGTAGATAATGGTGGTTGTACATATCCAATACAATACTACGATTGTTTAGGTTCTTGTTTAAGTGATACTGATGGAGATGGAATCTGTGATGAACTTGAAATACTTGGTTGCACTGATCCATTATCTATTAACTTTGATCCAAATGCTACAGATGATGATAATACATGTGTACCATATATTTATGGATGTACAGATTCAACTCAATTTAATTACAATCCATTAGCAAATACAGATGATAATACATGTATACCTATTGTTTTAGGTTGTACAGATCCTACCGCTTTTAATTATGATGTTAATGCTAATACAAACGATAGTACATGTGTTCCGGTAATTATTGGTTGCACAGATATTACTATGTGGAACTATGATATCAATGCAAATACATCTTCAGGTAATTGTATTCCTTTTATATATGGATGCGTAGATTCAACTCAATTTAATTATGATCCAACCGCTAATACAGATAATGGAACATGTGAACCATATATTTATGGATGCACAGATAACTCAGCACTTAACTTCGATCCTTTAGCAAATACATTAGATAATAGTTGTTGCTACATTGGTGGTTGTACCGATATATATGCATTAAATTACGATCCAAATGCATGCTACGATGACAATTCATGTATAGGAATTATTTATGGATGTACCGACGTTGCAGCATACAATTATGATCCACTAGCTAATGTATCAGATTCAACTTCATGTTTATATAATGCTGGTTGTTATGGTGGACCTGGAATACCTTATTGGTTAAACGATGGATGTTATGCATGGGTAATAGACGTTGATGATTACTGTTGTACTAATGAATGGGATGCGAGTTGCCAATCAATGTATAATTACTGTCAATTAGGCTGGCCTACTTCAGTAGATGAATTATCTACGAATGCTATTATTGTTTATCCAAATCCAACATCATCAATGTTAAATATAGATACACGATTAGATGTAGAGATCAAGATCTATAATATGACTGGAAGTTTAATATATGATGGCACTGACAAACGGATAGATATATCATCATACCCGAATGGCGTATACAACTTGAATATAAGATACGACAAAATGATATTTAACAAAAGAATTATTAAACAATGAAGAAAATTTTAATACTATTTCTACTAGTTCCATTCCTTTCGTTTGGACAAGAGAAATCAAATGAATTTACTAAAACATTAAAGAAGACATTTAAGTATTCTACATTTTATGGTGCAGTGAATGGTGGAAACTCTATTTCAGATGTAGATGTTTATTCCATTACAAATGGTTTAGAAACAAATATAATAGAAACGCCATTTGATTACTCTATAACCTTTGGTGTTAGAAAAATTGCAAGATTAGGATATGAGAATAGAGCAAATACATTTTACAATGGTACAGAAAATTCTTATGGTGATGCTGCTACATTAGGTAAAGTTAAAGGATTTGAATTTCTATTTGAGGCTGATTATAAAAGACAACAAGGAATTAACTATTTAGATCAACATCATTTTTTAAGATATGTGGCAGATAACTGGGTAACTAAAGTTGAATATCTACAGGATGGATTTGCTGATATTGAATACTTTGAAGCATCTCAAAGATATCGACATAGAATAGGAAGTAAATTATCTCTTAATATAGGAGCAGTTCAAAGATTATCTGAACCTTACGGATATGATCCTTTAGAAGAATGGTTATTATCTAATGGTAATTTACACTACACCGATTTAGCAATACAAGAAGGATACTCAGTAACATTTGATGGAAATGGAGGTATAGAATACTTCAATCCTTCTGGAAATTTAGTTGCAGAAAATACAGAAGTATGGGAAGCTATTGTTATACCAACAATGTTATCAGATTATACAGACAAGAAAAGAAATCAATTAGATAATACACTGCAACATTCCGTGGTTATTGGATTTGATTATTATCATTATACAAAAACGTTTTGGTTACACGGTTGGGGTAATTTAATGCCTTATCATATAGATAATGGGAACGAATTTTCCTATCATAAATATAATGAAGGTCAATGGATAGACTATTCCGGTGGTTTAATCTTTGGGTATAAAATTAACAAACATCTAGGAGTATTCTTAGAAGGTAAATATAACAAATATTGGAATAGAAACTGGCATGATTTCTCAGTGGGTATCAATTATATAATTCTATAAACAAAAAGAAAGAATTTACAAAATGGCAAAAGAGTTAAACGAAGATACTGGATTTCAGGTAAGTATTAAAACACTTATCGGAATCGGTGCGGCAATGGCTACTATTATAAGTATGTGGTTTGTGCTACAAGCGGATATTGAAGAAGCTCGTAACTTACCTGTAATTGAAATTCCAGCCCCGGAAGTAACTCGAATGGAATTTGATATGAAAGATCAAATGATACGAAACACAATACTAACTACGCAAGAAGATGTAAAGGAAATTAAAGAAGATATTAAGCGGATAGAAGAAAAGTTAGATAAACTTAGATAAAAACTATGAAACACTTAAAACTAATACTTCTTACATTATTCTTATTTATAGGAATGTTCGCTTCATCTCAAACAATCAATATAGGCGATGGTGTAGTTGTTGCTCACTTTAATGCAGGATGGAACGATGCTAATTCAGTTGCATGGATAGGAGATATCGAAGAATGTAATTTAGTTAAGGTTGATATTGTTGCACATCCTAAAATGCAAGCAAAACATAAAATCGTTGTAGTTCCTACTATAATACTTTTCAAAGATGGTGAAGAGATTAAAAGATGGCAAGCTAATGTATCTTTCAAAATAGAAGAGACTCAACAAACTATACAGGAAGCAGTTCACGAACAAAATCTAAGCGATTTCTAATGTTTGATCCACATGACGAAGATAATGATTGGTATCCTGATCAAATGATATAAAGTTGCTACTAAATGTAGTGACTTTTGTTGTTTATATACAATTGTTAATAAGTTTTGAAAAATAAGTGATCAAAAGTTTTTTTTTGCCACCAAAATGTTTTATATTTATATTATAATAATTAAAACAATTAAAAACAAACTATGAGCACGAGGAAAAAGCGAAAAGACCGAAATCATCTAATATACCAACTAACAAACAAAGTAACTGGTGAAAAATACATCGGAGTTACAGTGGTATCTGGAAGAGCTTACTTAAAATCACTTCGTTCGAGGTGGATTCGTCACATATACAAAGCCGGTGTATTACTCGCAGATTATCCTATTAGTGAATCAATCAGAAAATATGGTAAAGAATCTTTTGAACGTGAAATTTTAACATTAGTTAGAGGAAAGAAAAACGCATTTCAAAAAGAGGCAGAACTAATAAATTCCATAAAACCTAAGCTTAACACCCGAATGCAACAATGTTAATAACTTTCAAAAATAAATGAAAAATAAGTATCAATATATTTTTTTATTCCACAAAAAAGTATTATATTTATATTATAATAATTAAAACAATAATAAACAAAAAAACAAAAAACTATGGCAAAATCATCAAGAGGCGGATTAACAGATTACGAAAAACAAGATGTAATTTATTCACAATTCAAAAGAATCATTCGTAAAACAGAGTGGGAAGAACGTAACCCAGATAAACGAGAACTTACACAAGTTGAAAAACTAATTAAACGTTCAAGGGAAGATAAAGCAAAATTCATTGCGAAACATGGAGATCCTGCATTAAAAGCAGAAAAACAAATTTCTCATAGAGTTTCTTTCTATAACCCAAACAATCCATTAAACGGATCTTCATCATGGAGTAAACAAAAATGGTCAGAGTATAACGCAAAAGTAAAAGCCGATCTAAAGGCGAAACAACTTTCGTAATATATCATATAACCTTTATATCATGACAAAAACATTCAAATATACAACTCAAGAACATTATCTAGATTTTGTACTCAAATGTGCAAATGACGAAGAGGATGCAACCCAAAAATTAATGAATCACGATACAGTGATGCTTATTCTACAACAACGAATTTTACCAGAAGAATGGGATACAGAACGTGCATTACCTGAAGTCGAAACAATGCTTCATTATTTTTGCGATGTGGAAGAATACGAACTATGCCAATCAATCATAAACGTTTGGCCAGAGCTTAAAATCAATTGTTAATAACTTTTGAAAAATAAGTATCCAAAAGTTTTTATTTACCACCAAAAAGTATTATATTAAATTATAACAAAAAAACAATAATAAACAACAAAAACAACAGTATGGCAGAAAAACAAAAAAAAGCAAGATTGAAACTCGTAAAAATGAAGGACGTAAAATTCGATCCTGCAATCTTCAAACCGATGAGAACAAAAACTCCGGTAGATTACATGTTTTCTACGGAAGGTGGGTTTTACCCGGCTACAAATTATATGTTAGTTGGAGATCCAGGAATCGGAAAATCAACCTTCGGGTTAGATATTATCGCCGATGTTCAAAAACATAGTAGAGGTAAGAAAAAAGTATTATTCATATCCGGCGAAATGAATCAAATCGATATGCATGGTTACGTTAAACGTTACCCAAAATTCAAAAACATTCAAACACTCTTCTTATGCGATTACCTCGATTCAAATCCGAAAGATATCATCGAGAGAACATTCAAATTAGGTTGGGATTTAATACTAATCGATTCAT